TGGAATGATCAGTTTCATGCCGCGAATTGCGACCTTCAAGCCACGCTCGTCAGTGATGCCTGCAATGTCGATCAGCATCTGTTCGAGAGAAGTCTCGTTCAGGTCTGCGGCAGTTGCAAGAATGTTTGACTGGTTGCCAGACAGTGAAGGGTGAGCGGCTGAACAAAGAGCGGCACCGTCACCGATTGGTGAACCTGTGCTGAAGGCGTTGTTCAGAACAGACGCCGCTTTAATTTGCTTTGTCTGAGCCATTGAACGTGCCAATGCCTTTGTGTAGCGAGACGCTAGACGATCGTAAAGATTGTCTTCGATAGCTTCTTCAGTGATTGAGAAAGCCAGAGCGATTGTCTCATGTGTGTAACGAGCTGTGTATGTCTCTTGAGCATCGTCAAAAGTAATGGCAGAGCCTTCACCTTTAACTGGAGCTGTTGAGAAGCCACCGAGCATCACCTCTTCCTCGAATGCTCTATCTGAGCTTTCTTCCTCGAAGATTTCAGCATGTTCGTTCTCGTAGCGATTGTATTCCAGACCGAACAGTGCGTTCAGACCCGGCTCTAGCTCTTTAGCTAGTTGTGCGCGAGAAATAGCCATTTCCTAATTCTCCTTATATGCCAGTGCTGTTCGCTGTAGTCTGGGAATCAGAGCTAGAAGCGGGAGCATTGTGGTGGAAGTTAAACCGAACTACGTAGTTCACACCTGCGGCATCGTAATCAAGGTTTGCAATGTCTGTAGTCAGACCAACAACACGCATGAAAAGAGTTGCAGTTGTAGCTACTGTCGAAATGTCTAGTTCGGCAGTTGAACGACCGTTATCAGTCGAACCAGATGTTGCAGTTGCCAGTGAAGCGTTAGCAAAAATGTTTGACAGTGCAGTTGCACGGTCAGTTGAGCTACCGTCAGCGGCTACCATGTACAACTGGTTAGGGTTGTCAGCAACAAACGCCTTTACAGGGAAGTTTGTGTCAACGCTAACACTGTTGGCACCGGGCCAATAGTTGATGAAGACAGGTTTCTTAGAAACACTATCTACGTATTCGACGCCCATAAGGACCCCAAGAGCAGGAACTGTACCACCGTTTGCATTACCAACGATGTCAATCACACCAGCCGCCAGTGGAATCACTGGAGAATACTGGTAGATTGCGTTTGTGTTAGTAGATGCAATCTCATACTGAGTCACACCAGTGGTGTTCGCACCCGCACCATTGAGGCCAATTGGACGCAGACCAAAAGCAGTATCTTGGTTTGCCATTTTTTTTCTCCAATCAGGTCCTAGTTCTTAGGACCGCCAAAGGTTACACGCGATTGACGATCGGCATTACCGATCCTCATAGTAGAGTGAGAATTTTCCCGCATCATATCGTGATCCACAGCTTCCATCTGATCATGGGTCCTACCGTCAAAGTAAGCCTGTCTTTCGGCAACTGTTTCCAGAGGAATACGAGCGAGAACTAATCCGCCAACTCCAAACACACCAGCATATTTACCTGATTCAATGACGGGTGCCTCGAAATCGGGATATTCATCTTGGCGGACCAGTTCGTAGCCTTCACGTAGACGAGCAGAAATGTTTTTCTGATCATCAAAGCCACGTACTTCAGCCCTAATCCAACGATGTTTAAACCCATCGGGCGCAGGCGGTGCGTCTAGCATAGACGGGGGAGCCCAAGGCTTACGCCTCGTCTCTTTCTCCCTTGTCTTACTAGCACGGGAGCTACGATCAATGCCTGCGGTTTTTGTAATTTCAATCTCAGACATCTTACTTACTCCTTTACGTACTTAGCATACTCTTCAAGAGGAACGCCCAATTTCTTGGCTATTGCAACTTGAGAGGGGGTCAACTTGACCTTGCGGCGTCCAGAATTTTTAGCAGTCCTAGATGCAGAAGCTACCGTCTGAACGGGTCGGTTGCTCTGCTGGCTGTTTTGTTCAAACTTATGCGGGAACTCTGCCGCAATTCGTTTGTCTAACTCATTATAATACTCATCGGAGCTTGGGTCAAACTTTTCGTCTTCTACCAAGCTTTTATGAATACCAAAAGCCGCATATGTCATGGCTTGATCCTTACCAAACCATTCATTACGCTCCGCCCAATCCTCTGCTTTAGGGTCAGGGGCTTGCGCTTGAGGCTGTTGTGGGGCTTGAGGCTGTTGTGGAGCTTGACGTTCCTGCTCATACCGTTGAGCCTGCCGTTCTTGCTGAATTTGCGCCTGCCGCGCTCTTTCTTTTGCAATTGTCAAAGAAGACAGCTTTTCCTGCGCTTCTACTGCCGCATCAGTGTCCCCAATAGACATGGCTTGGCGTAAAGCGTCTTTAGCTTGCTGAAGCTCTGCATCTACACGTCCTGTAAACTCTTGTACATAGCCCTGATCTAGGTTCTGTAAACGAGCTTTCAGTTCATCGGCCTCTTTCTTGACCGCTTCAGCGTATTTAAGAGCGTCTTGTTCTCTTCTTTCCGCCTCTCTACGAAGCTTTGTAAGCCTATCAATACGCTTTTTTGCCTCTGGAACGGGCTTTTCTTCGGACTCTGAAGAAGCTTCTTGTTCAGGAGCACTATTTTCCGTTTCTTCTTGAGTATCTTGCTCTAACTCAATTTCAACGGATTCTTCGCGGGGTTCCGCCGCAAAGTTCTGGGAGGTATCTTCTACCTCTTGCTTTTCTGCTGGATTATTCATGATCTACCTCAGACGTGTAAAATATCTTCAGGGTCAAGAATTTTGGCGAGAATTTCATCATCGTTCAAAATCCTTACTTCCCCACCCTCAATCTTAAAGCGAGAGCCTGCATACCTTGCAAAGATTACCCAATCCCCCTTCTTGCACCATGTGCCAGTAGGGAACTTGTTTTTATCTTCATATGCTAGGGGTCCAACTTTAAGGACATATCCCACTTGCGTGGAAACTTCATTTTGTTCAATCACTTGATCCGGCAAATAAATACCACTGTCGGTTTTTGCCTTTCCTTTATAAGGAAGCACAAGGATACGCCAACCTGTGGGGTCGGGCATTCTGTCTATCAAGGATTTTTCAATTTTGGTGGGATCGAGGACACGATCTGATTTGGGCACCCACGGTGTGGATGGTGCATTTTCAGCTTTCGCTGTTTCAGTCATCTAATTGCTCCTGTTTTTCTAGCAGGCTCTTGAGTTCCTGTTCGATATATTCCAGACCGTCGAGGTTACCCATCAACTGCCTGTAATGTTCCATATCCTTTACGCCATGATTGACCAGAAGCTCAGTTACCTGACCTTTCTTGTCCCTAATTAGCTTTAGGATAAATTGTGCGAGACTTATCTCATCCATATAAGATATGTACTAAGTATTCTTGTACGTGTCAATAATTTGACACCCCTAAACCTACTTTTTTCTGAACTTATCCAGTCCCTTAATTCCTAATGCCGCACTACATACTAGGAAAACAAGGTACTGATACCAATCCGGCAGTTCATTTAAGCGGTCAAATCCGTTCTGTACGACCTCTTCCATGCCCGGAATGAAGACTAATATAACGGGAATTAAGATCACAACGGTAACGAGTTCGTCTTTCCACGAACCCTTTGTGCCTTCTGCCATAATAAGTTCCCACTTGCTATCGTGGGTAGCGGCAGTTTTTAGGATTTCCGCTTTAGTTTCCGCCTCTGTTTGAGCCAGAGAAGCTTTTGCCTTCTGCTTTGAAATTTGCCCTTCCAGAAAAGAGCCTGCAAGCGAAGATATAGGTCCGATAAGAGCCTGAAACATTTATTCCTCATCTACTATTTCCTGAATTACGTAATTCTGATTAGAAACCTTCGCTAGTCTAACCTTCATTTGTTTGCAGGACCAGCGTTTTTCAAAGTCTTTTTGGTATCTGCCGACGTTACGCTCTATTTTTCTTTTAGTAGCTAGACACTTAGATAGCGTCTCGTACGGCGTATACTCTAAATTTTCTCCCGCAACGTTTAGCAATAGCACAAAGGTTAGCTCAATCATTCTCTAATCTCCTGTGCGTCATTTCCATCTGAGAGTCTTTTAGCTTTTCTATTTGAGACTCAAGACCCTCTATTCTCTTCTCATAAAATTCTAGCGTTAATTTTTGTTGCTGGTCGTAAGGAGCACGACCTTCCTCTATCTCTGTTGCTAGCTTTTCCAGCTCTCCAGCTATATGCTCAATAAGCATGAACTGTTCGTTATCGGCTGGCAGAGAACCCATCTCGCCACGAGGCCATTTGATGCGGAACTCAGTGTTTTGCGACAGATCATCTTCCATCATAGTGATGCTGGTTTCAATCTGATTTAGACGCTCAATAATACCAAAGTACGCCCATGTTGCCACAGACGCACCCGCTACCATGCTGATAAGGTTTCTGAGAGGTAAAGCTACCTCAGTGTTTTCATTTATTTTTCGTGGCCCAGCCATACTGCAAATGCTCCTGTCATGGCTCCTGTGACGGTAGCCGTCAGGGCAGTTGCCTGTGAAGTTACAATTTCCTGCGGTATTGCCATAAACCAGAATAAAACTTCAATATACATCCACGTCATGACCGCCATCATTGCACGTGGCAGAAGCTTGTAGGCCAAGATTTTTTCAAATGTCGTCGTCATGAGTTTACTAACCATAATATTGTAACTGATGCCCCTGCTATTCCAACTATTAAGAAAGACACTGAAATCCATGTCAGTATCTCTTCTATTTGCTTTTTACGGCGTTCTTCTTCTTCCTGCCGTTCTTTTCTCAACCTTCCTTGAATACGAATTACATCGTTCCAAGCATTTAATCCGTAATGCGCTATCAAGAAATTACGGAGCTCTTCCTCCATCTTTTCCGCCTTACGCTTGGCGGCGTAGGTTTCTAGAGCCTCTTCCTCAATGCTTCCAAAGCGTCGCTTCTTAGCTTTCTCATGAGAAGTCTTAACCGTCTGTATGGCACCCATC